CCCCGAAGGGGGGTCCGCTGATTCGAAAGGAGGAACCTTTTGTACGTCACTCAACGTCGGGATTCGGATAGAATCCGGATCTTTGGCACTGGTGTGATCTCTGGTGCTATTCGCACTCAGGACTACACTGTGCCCCGATTTGTTGAGGGCGTCTACACGTGGAGGACGGGCAGACATGCAATATCTGACCCGCCAGTAGTTCCGCCAAGAGCCCGAGATCTCCGAGGAGAATTCGGTATCGCGGCTCCCACTCAGCGTGGGAATCTGCTGGACCGGTATGCTGATCGCAAACGGTACACAGAGGATCTACTTCGAGCGGCCTTCCCGGCTGAAACAGCAACGGGAAGCGTCTCCGCGAGTAGGACATCAACCACCGACTCGGGCCACCTCTTCGCATCTGTGAAGGTGCTGAGGCAGCCTTGGTTGGTAAAGCTGGACGTCGACATAAGCTCTTCGAGCCGATGGTCGGGTCTAGCTGCAGCGACTTGCGATCAGGCCGGGATTTACAACCCCGGTCCGTACGGTATGGGATTCCCTGGTGAAACAACCCAGGCTCTCCAGCCGTTTCCGTCGAATAACCTAACCCGTCAGGGTATGGCCAATCGATACTTTGCAAGCACTGCGCCTGATAGGAATGACGCTAGCCTCCTCGTGACAGCTGTAGAGCTGCTACGTGGGGACATACCGTCAGTCCTGAAGAACTTCCAAGAGATGATGGCAGGTTTGAAGAGCATCAGGAACTTCCTGGGCTCAGATTTCCTGAACATCACTTTTGGTTGGACTCCCCTCATCCAGGAATACGCCAACGTAATTAAAGTTGGCCTTGCTCTGGATCGAGCGATTTACGGCGAGTCGTTCCGTCGTAAACGCCAATGGGAAGGACCGTCGATAAGTGGCCATGGTTCGCAGTCTGCCATTCTTAACACGAGTGGCAGAGTGTATAACCAGGCGACCCTTGAACAGGGCACTTATCTGTCGGGGTCTGGCTTCGGGTCCGCATGGACCGTTGATCAGACCTGGGTGGAGTCGGAAGACTACCACTGGTCCTCGCGCTACGCCGGCCTTGCTAAGGCTGGACGCGCGGCGAATCTCTTTGGGGATCAGGCAGCTGATGTTCTCAAAAGGTTGGGACTGGTTGACGATCCTCGTTTACTCTGGGATCTGACGCCATATTCCTGGTTGGTAGATTGGTTCACCACTATGGGTGATTCGATCTCCAACGCAAACACTTATGCTCCCATCACTGGGAAGTACAGTGTTGATTACGCCTATCTGACGACTAACCGGGTCTTCGCAAGTAAGGGGACTTTCGTCCGCGGACCTGCATCCGACCCGAAGTCGACTCATACCGTGGTCGAGCCGCACTCAATGTACAGCTCGAGAACACGGTGGCGTGATCGTGCAACTCCTTTTGGATTCGGTACCCAGCTGGCGTCGCTGAACGCGACACAGTATGGGATCCTAGTGGCTCTCGGGCTTGCCCGAGGTCGCTAAGTTCCGACCTGGTTCTCCAGGCTGGGGCGAAATCACAACTCAATATCAATCGAATAACAATTGAACATGGACAGGAGTCCAAGATGGCATACACCGACCCTCAGACCGTTACCATTTCCGGCACGGCCATTGCTCACCCGCGGGTGATCACTGGCACGACCGTCGGCCGGTTCGTTTCCGCTGACGCGGCGAGCGAACTGACCATCGACCCCCGAGGCACTGCGAAGCGCCGTCGGAACGTTGCTCGACTCTACGAGAAGAGCACCGCTGTGGACCCCATCACGGGGCTCACGGGTCAGGTACAGGACATGGTGTCGTTCACGATCGACCGCCCTCTGTCCGGAGTCACTGATGCGGTTGTCGAGGCTCACGCCTCGGCACTCATCGCATGGCTCACGGCCAACACCAACGCGAACTTGAAGAAGCTCATCGCTGGTGAGAACTGACGTCATGGAGACGATGCAGACGATTCTCATCCTCTCCGTGATCAGCCTGACGGGCCTCGTGGGAATCTCCCTCGGTGCCCTTTTCATGGCTGCAGTTCAGAGGCGACGTACGGAGGCCTAGGCCTCCGCGCGCCGTCTTACGGTGTCCCATCTTGGCTTGGAACTACTAGCTCCTTGAAAGGGGGCAGAGTTGAAAAGCCAAGTAATCCTCCTTGAGCATCTTATCCGCGATGCGGGTGATGCTCTGGGAATCAGCGTTGAAAGGGATATAGAAACCCTTTGGCGAAGATTCGAGACAGAAGGTTTTGCCTTCCTATCGATCACATTGCCACGACTCGACGACATGCTATTAGCAGGTCTCCGAGCCGGCACGCTCCCTCCTTATGAAGGGTGGCTTGCGCGATGTGCCTACCCTGAGTTCCTTTCGGGACTCTGGGCTCAGATCTTCAGCGAGAAGGGGGACTTGCGTCCCACTCCCCTAAGCGTACTGGCCATCCGGTACCTGCGGCAGATCACGAGACTTTACAAAAAGGTCTACGAGGTCTGCGAGGATTCCCGGGTGGACGCTGCGATCAGACAGTTCGTGACTACAGACAAGAGTCTGCCATCGCGAGCCGAGATTAAGCGGCGTCTTGATCCGTACGCCCGCAAGGTCGCCCATTTGTTGTTTGGCAACCTTGTAGGAGAGGCCCTAGCTACCATCAATGATGGCAAGCATGGGCCGGGAGATGTCAGCGAACAGTTCGGTGCAAACGAGAGATGGAACTTCGAGTCCATATCGTACAGCATCGAATCTCTGGTGGGTCCTGAGTATTTCCGAACCTCATGGTTCGACTTGCTCGAACGACCCCCTCTTAACAAAGAGGTGCCTGCTAGGCTGGTTGCGGTCCCAAAGACCGCTTTGACGCCGCGCTTGATTTCCATCGAGCCGTCGTACAACCAGTTTGTCCAGCAGGCTCTTCAGTTGCGCCTCAAGGCGCTTCTTGAAGAGGGCGGCTATGCGTGTTCTTACACGCATCAGACGCACAACCAGAAGCTGGCCCTCGAGGGATCGGTTCATGGCGAGATCGCCACGATCGACCTCTCTGAGGCCTCGGATCGGGTAAGTTTGGCGCTGGTCGAGGAGCTATTCGGGTTTTCCCCGTTGTTCCTTCGATACCTGCGTTTGAGCCGTTCCCGG